GGATTTGCTGTGCAGCGTAGGTATGTTTGTATTTCAGGATCAGTTGTACGAAGTCGGGAAGCTAAATAGTTCCAACTAAACTCTGTAGGTAGGTGGGTTATTTCGTCAAAGCCTATCCAAGAATAAGCTTGTCCTTGATAACGATATACATCTGCGTCACGTTCAAGGAAGCCAAACTCTACTTTTGCACCGCTTGGAAAGTTCCAAAGCTTTTCAACTTCACGAAACTTAGCTCCTTTAAATGCAAGAGGGTATAGTTCTCTGGATTTGTCAATCATCTCGCGCAGTTCTGGCATAGAGCGTCTAAGTATTAGTGCGCGGTGCGCTTTCTTATGCGCATAGCGTAACGGATCAATCAACATTGCGTATGATTTACCACCACCCGCAGCACCGCCATACAGAACATCTTTCTCACCTGCAGCAAGAAAGTCTGTTTGTGGTCCTTCGTTAGGATGAAATAAGACATTTTGTTCTGGCAGTATGTCTTGTACTGCTTTAGGAAGCTCGTCTAGCTCTGAAGGCGAAACAACGCGATCCGTCTTATCGGAAAGCTTATTTATTGTATTGGTTGTGGCTTTGTAAGACTTTCTAGCATTGTTTAGCTTTTCTTCAAGCTTCTTTATGTTTTTCTTTTTACGTGCTATTTTACGATGAACAGCATACTTGGCTTTTTGTGAAGAGGATACGTTGTAACTGCTACCTGATCCTAATGGTCTGCCTGCTTTTAAACGTGGTGTACCGTCTTTCTTACGGACAAAGTTACCTTCGCTATCTTGCAAGTAACGATCTGGGTTCAGTTCCCAGTCTTTCGCTTCTTTTTCCATACTTCTTATCTACATGTTTTTTAAGACCTGCGCGAGTAATTGATCTTTCTGTCTTATACTCTAACCAATCTACTGCTTCTTGCAAAGATATTTCTTCTTTAACAATCATTTCTTCTACTAAACCAAGTGCTTCTATCTGTTCAGGTATGGGTTTTAGGTATCTAGTTTCTAGATCTAACTCATAACCAAAAGGAATAGTTGAACTGGCTCGTTTAATATAACCGTTTTCTGTGTTCATATTACTACGTTACTTTAGTTTTAGTTTTGCTTTAAGTGTTGCGTATAGTTCTGGCTTGGCTCTTTTAATAATAATAGCTGCCATAACAACGACTACACTTAGACCGATAATAAAATCCATAGTTACTCCTCCTCTATAGTTACGTCTGTGTATTCTGTATCTTCAATTACTACTGAATGTTTTTCAGGCAATATAAAAATACCCCCTTGCACATTGTGATCTACTTGTACGCGGTCAGTCTTAGCAACACCTACACGATCAAGTATAGTCTGTGCAGCGTGTAGCTTTTGACTAGCTTGTGGAATAGGTTTGTTACTGTCGATCATCTCTACTAACTTAAAGGCAGCTTTAGGTGCGGAACGCGCAAGCACATCTGAGGCTAAGTCGACTACTTCTTCTTTTAATGATTTAAGTACTTGATAGTGATTGCCTGAATAGCCTGCAAGTTCTGCTGCTTTTTTAAAGTCACCTTCGGTAGTGACAAGATTATCTAGGAAAGACTGCTGTTTTTCTGTGAGATTACGATTAGTTTTCTTTTCTGGCATTAAATTCATAATACCTACCATTATAAGGGTACTTTTAAAGTTTGTCAAGTCTTATTTATTTTTTCTTTAGGGCTTGACAAATGCTAAAATAAACTGTATAATGAATGTAATGGTCGGGGGGGTTCAACACCTATAGAACCTAGCTCATTTATTAGCTCTTATAGCGCAGATAACTTTTGTAAAATATACCCATATATTGATCATTTATTATATATGATTGTTAATATGTTCGCGGCACTGGTTAACACTTGAAAAGTTTGTGAAATGTATAACATTTAGATATATGGGGGGAGGGGGTGGGGTGGCACTCTGCCCGCCCTGCCTTGATTTTACAAGCTTTTCCAGGACTAGCACACTTTAACAAGCTTGTCAAGCTTTTTATTTTTTTTATTTACTTGACAAGCTTGGCAAATTAGTATAGCGGGGTAAAGTTTTTAAAATCTGGTATGCAATATTTTAAAATTGTATAAAATTTGTACAGTTAACATGTTAACTAATTTAAACGCGATTTAAGCAACTAAAAACCTACCCGCTACCATAGTATTAAAATATATTTATCTCAATATTGTTATTTTTTACTTGACAAGCTTCATCATTTCTGATAGGTAGCAAATTTATATGTCCTTAAAAACCTTGTCTTTAATCCTTGTTTTAAATAACTGATACTTTTACTTGACAAGCTTTTGACATTTGCTATTATCTAATCTCAATTAACTATATAAAAGGTAATACATTATGACTACTAGATATAATACACCATCGTTTAACGCTTCACCCCGCGCCGTTGCTACTAATGCACCTACTACCAGTCGCAACCCTGATATTAAGACTGTATCTAATCCGCCTATTATTGAGCGTAGATTTGAGGGCAATGTTCCAGTGACAGTATATGCCCCGCAAAATGAGCGTAGATCGTACCGCTTTAACAATGGCTATCAGGCGATTAAATCGGATGTTGGCTTTTGGATTGATCAGCTCCGCAACGCTTAAACGCTAGGCGATCATAAACAAATTAGCCCGCTTTAATTAGCGGGTTTTTTTTGCCTGTAATATATGCTTAACATGTTAAATAATTTATAAGCGATTTAAGACACGATAATTTTTTATATAGGATAGTACCTAAAATATATTAACTCTTTAAATAGGCATCTAATAACTCGCTGTATTTGATTGTTAGCCTGTACTCTAATAGATTAAACTAATTTAAAAATAATTTAAAAAAAGCTTGACATTTAAAACAAGCATGTTAATATGGTTGTAAGTTAAATAAATAAACAAGGAATTACATGAGACGGAAACAAAGACACTTAGAAAAAGAATTATTAACATATAGATATTTAAGCTTGTTTGTATTAGGTTTTTTATTGGGTTTTTATATATCAAAATTAATTTAAAAAAAAGCTTGACTTTTAAAATAAGCATGTTAATATGGTTGTAAGTTAAATAAATAGAGGGCATATTATATGTATGACGATTACGGCAAAACGTATGAAGATGGAGTTGCCACGCTACAGTTTCAACAGTGGTTCAACGAAACTTTTTATCCAGATAAACAAATGTTTAACAGGAAAGATTTTAAGCACATGATAAATGTGTTCCAACAAGTAATTATAAACTTGTCATTAGCTAAAGGTCGTGCAGTAACTAGGCAAGAAGCGAGTGATTATATAACAAATAAATTAGATAATGAGGAAGTTTAAACATGGAAATAGATAATGTGGATAAATATAAAAATATTACTATCTATGGTAATCTTCATGAAGCTGATAGCTTTATTGTAGGTGACGAAGAGCAAGAACATATTATAGATAACTGGAATCATGACGAAGATAGAATCTTTTTAACATGGGAAGAAGCGATAGATTACATGTTAGAAAAATATAATTTTAATGGTGACATACAGCAAATAGAGGTAGATTAATATGTTATACCAACATTACATAAACAACGCTGAGTTAGACAGGCGAGTGATGTTTGGTGGTGAGAACGTGACACTTGGAAAAATATTAAAAGATAATCAAGAATATTTTAACAAGCTTCCATCAAGTTTATTATCAGTAGGTAGTGATGCCAAAACTGTAAAGAGTGAAAAGATAGAAGTTAAAACAGGCATTATGTATCTGGCTCAAGCGGACATGCTGACAAAGAAAACGCTGTGTGCTTTTGCAGAATTAGCGGGCTGTAAGAATGATTGTTTGATTCATGCGGGTAGATTAGGCATGAAACACGCGACAAGGGCTATTATAAGAAGGACATTGCTCTATCTTTATCAACGAGAAATGTTTGATAGTATGTTAAAGAATGAGATTATGAAGCTTTCTTTTGAACATGGGGATAAACTAGCCATAAGATTAAATGGTACGAGTGATATAGATTTTGAATATATTATAAAAGAATTTAAGAACGTGCAGTTCTATGATTATACTAAGATACTGCCGAGGGTAAGCAAGAACAAGTTGAAGAATTATGACTTGACATATAGCTTTTCACCATACAGTAAGAAGTCATTACAGCATGGAAGGGAAGCGGTCAAGAAGAAATTCAAGATTGCGGTTGCCTTTAATACCAAGAATAGTAAGGGTGACACGCTCAAGATTCCAGATAAATTATTTGGAAGAAAGATTGTAAGCTTTGATGACACTGACGCTCGCTTCCTTGATAAAGAAAGTAGTGTTGGGTACTTGACAAGGAAGGGAAGTAGTGTTAAGGTAAGACAAGCTGAGAACAAAATAAAAGATAGCTTCTTTATAACTGAGGCTAACTTAAAAGAGTTACAGGTCTAAATACAGTACCTATTATAAAACTGTACGTGTAAACAAAAGAGGGTTACATTATGTTAAGATTATTTAGAGACAGCCAAAGCTATGACAAGAAGTTCTACCACATTAATTTATTTGGGTGGAAGTTCAGGGTTGCGACAAACACTAGAGGCTTTAACAAGTTTGGTACGTATCGAACAGGTCGAGGTCGAGTGCTTAACGTGGGTAGACAGTACATGTGCTTTATACCTAAGTCGTAACAAAGATATGCGAGGATTGATAGTGTAAGTTAGTGGTGTATAAACTATCCTTGTGAATCCAACCACCCATATCAAGCAGTTGGTAGTCTGCTAATATAGTCGGATACATTGGTAATTCAAGTTAAGGCTATACAATCAAAACTACCACATTTTTTAAAAACAAACAGGAGAAGTAGCATGGCTACACAGATAAGAAAGTTTGAACAAGAAGCAATCGTTGATACTATTATTAATACAATAGAGACAACTTTTAAGAGTAAGAGACAAGAACTGACTGAAGATGATAGAGACTATGCGTCTATGTTATCAGATGCTAATCGGATTAAAGCTCTTAACAAACAGATAGAAGAGCTAACTGATTTAAGAAATCAAATAGCTACCAGTGTTTCTGAACGCACACAGGAATGGAACGGAGCTAACTCTAGCTATAGACTAGATTTGACTAGGTATTCAGGAGTTTTAAAGCTTGACTTAGCTAATCAATATAAGATGAAACAAGATGTAACTAACCGAGTTGCAATAGCACTGTTACCTAAAGATGCAATAGAGAACATGGATACTATCATAGCTAACATAGCTAAGGAGTTTGTATGAAGTTTAGAGATGCGATAGCGATAGTAGCACCAAGTAAACTGGCATGGTATGATGCTCAAGATAAAGATACTAAGTTTCAAGATGAAGCTAATGATTTATTAGAGGAAATGCCTAGAGCAGGATCACCTGAAGACAGAGGTAGTGCTGATCGTTACTACTATAGAAGGTACAGTCCTCATTACTATGAGTATCCTTTTGGTAAAGGTGAGTCACCACGTATTGAAGAAGATCGTATGACACCTGAACAGATTGCCTTGTATAAGAAAGGTTGGGATAACGAAGACGAACGTAAAGAATTTGACTATGAAGAATTTATAATAGAGGATGAGGAAGAGGAGTATGAATGAAGAAGAGCTATACTTAAACACCTTGATAGCAGAGGCTGAGTTACAAATGACAATAGGGTATACTGCATTTGGAATGTGTGTTATGCTTGTTGTTTCTTTATGGATATATTGGAGAGTGAGATGAACAAGAGTGATTTAATGAAAGTGTTTTTTACTTTCACAGACGATAACGCTGAGTTAATGTTTAACTATGAAGATGTGAATGGAAAAGAAACAACAGATAGAAAAGTTAAACCTTTCAAGATAGAGTATCAAGAAGATGATGATGAAGTATTAATTACAGGGCTATGTGCTGTTGCTACTAAGCCTTCTGGAATTATTGATTGGCAACAAAGAAAGTTTTATTTAAATAATATGTCTTGCATTAGAGTGTATAAAGAGATACGCTATACAGAGATGTTAGATTCAAAAGCTTGGAGTTAACTATGAACATATTTTATTTTTATGATTGCCCTGTTAAATCAGCAGAGGCACAGCCTGACAAGATGTTAGTGAAGATGCCATTGGAAACAGCACAGATGTTATGTACTGCACACAGAGAACTAGATGGTGACGAGTACGCAGACAAGGTAGGTTTATACAAGAGAGCATACTGGAATCATCCTTGTACTGTATGGGCAAGAGCATCAAAGGGAAACTATGAATGGTTGTATGCACATTTTCTAGCTCTTGGTATGGAGTATGCTTATAGGTATAAAAGAGAACACGCAAGCATAACTAAACTTGGCAAGGCTTTAGAAAAAAAACCTGATAACATTTGTAATTACAATCTTATGAGTCTACATATGGCACTAAATACGACACCTATAGCACAATGTATGCCTGACCAATACAAGAATGACGATCCTATCAAAGCCTATCGTGACTACTGTATACATGAGAAGCACTATGCTAAGTGGGAGAAAGGTAGAGACAAACCTAAGTGGTGGGTGAAGGTGAAGGAAGAGCTTGATGAAGCGCAAGCAATAGATGATTACTACATGTCAATAGCGGAGGTGTGATGAAGAAACCTAAAGGCAAGACAGTCATGGTTAGATACCCTGAAGATGATACCACTTGGCACAAAGCTACAGTTGGTACGCTACTGAGCATACAGTTTACTGCTGACTATGAGGTAGATGGTAAAGAGAGACATGAGTTTTTCTTTTATAAAGATTATAAATTAACTTGGAGATAGATATGAACTTAAAGATAGGACAAGAGATAGATGGTAGAACCATAGATCGCATAACTATGGATAAAGATACAAGAGATATGACTGTTTGTTTTGATAAAGACTATCCTGATGATGGAGTTATAGTAGTCAGACAAAACGAGTCTATTGATAAAGTTTTAAATCATAAATGGGAGACACAAGATGCAGATAAAATTTGATTACTACGACATGCAAGAAGCTATTCAGTTATTCGTTAAGGAAAAGTTTGACATGGATATAGATTTAGAAGAGCTATCACCACACGACTATCCTAGTATTGAGTACCGAGAACGAGTATATGTATACAAGAAACATAAGAACGGAAAAGAAGTTAAAAACGAACATGGCTTGAGCGAAGTAGATTGGGATAAATCTAAGTATGTTACTAAGCACATAGAGTTTGATGATAGTTCCGACATAACTTTTTATGTAGGTAAGGACTAATCATGGGAAATAAACACGAAACACTCTTGCAAATTGAACAGGTATTAAGTAAGCTAGAACGAACTGTACCTGCAGGGTTACGTAAAGAGATAGGTATTTCAAAAGCGTTAGACAACGTAGGTAAGTTAATAGATAATGAAACTGAAAAGAAACATGAAGAGCTAGAGAAAGAATACGCAATGATGCAACAAGCAATAGAGGAAATGAAATGAACGAAGACATCTTGAATCAAATAGTAGATGATTATTATTCCGATTGTCCTTGTGTAGATACTAACCAAGAGAGTATCGAAACTTATGGCAACGATGATAGTATAGAATCAAACAAAGATAAAAATAGATTTGACTTCTGGTCAGAACTGTGATATAATCTTATAACTATTATAGATATGAACACTAATTATTATTAATTATTTTATTATTTTTATAATACTTTATAAAGTTATTGACATTGAGGGTGTGTTAGTGTATAATATACAATTCAAATCACGAACAAGATATGTAGCCCTCATGTATCACCTTCCTTTTTATCTTGTTTGTTCGCTGATTAAGCGAGTAAGTTTCTGGTCTTACGATAATATAAAACCAGATCGAATTTTTATAGCAACGAAGAGGTAAAATAAAAATGATGTACGCAACAGGAAAAGCAATGTGGGCTAACGTGTCTGTACCTAACACACGTTTTGAACCACATAAATACATGGTCACTATCTTGACTGACGAAGACACAGCATCTGACTTAGAAGCAGCAGGTCTTAAACAGTCTACCGATAGAGCAGGCAACGCTAAGTATGATGAGCCTGCGTTCATGTTCAGTAAGACTGCGATACGTAAGAAAGATGGTGTCGCTAACAAAGCTCCAAAGCTAATTGATGCTGATGGTAATCCTTTAGATTGTTTGATTGGTAATGGTTCTAACATTACTGTAAAGGTACGACCTTACAGTACAGCTTATGGTACGTTTGGTGAGTTAGTTGCCGTCAAAGTTAACGAGCTTGTTGACTATGATGATGGTGGTGACTTGGATAACGAGGAGTTTTAAGATGGTTGATGAACAGAAACCTTTTATTACTATTGATGATGTGCAGATTTCGGTAGAGGATTTACCTCAAGAAGCACAAGGTATCTTTGGTAGGATACAAAGATTGAATCAGAAGAAAGCAACTCTTGCGTTAGACATGGAGGAGATAGACGCAAGCCTTAACTTTTTTTCAGGTAGGATAATTAGTATTGTTAATGAAGATGCTAAACCAACAGGAGAAGCTGATGAAGAATTGGTAGAAGGAGAAGACGCAGTAAAATCTAATAACTAAACTTGACGAGAGGTAACACGACAACAGTATAAGAGATAGGTTGGTGACTTATCCACCTCTCTTTTTTTTAAAAGGAGCAAAGCATGAGGGCAGAGTTTGACAATAAAGAATGGGATTTGGTACACCAACCTTGTCCTTTGTGTGACAGCAGTGATGCTGTTGGTATCAATAAAGACAGATCAGCAAAATGTTTTAGCTGTGATGAGTTCATGCCTAACTATGATGATGCAAGCAAAGGAAAAGATATGGAAGTAAATAAAATTAAACCACTTGTTCAGCAACAACAACAAGTAAATGATATAGCAGGTACTTATTCTGCGTTGACAGATAGAAAGATAAAGTTAGAGACTGCAAAAAAATATGGTGTGAAAGCACAACACGATTTACAAGGCAGAGTAACTAAGCATTTCTATCCTTACTACAACGGACATGAGCTATCAGCAACCAAATGTCGTAACGTAAATGATAAAGGTTTCTTTCTACAAGGAACGTATAGTGACACAGGTTTATTCGGACAGCAGTTATTTAAAAGCGGTAAGTATATAACGATTACCGAAGGCGAATGTGACGCAATGGCAGCTTACGAATTACTAGGCAGTAAGTGGGCTGTAGTTTCTATTAAGCGCGGTGCGGCAGGTGCAGTACGAGATATAAAAGAAAGCCTTGAGTTCTTTGATGACTTTGAAAACATTATCATTGCATTTGATAATGACAAAGCAGGTAAAGAAGCAAGCACTAAAGTAGCTAGATTGTTTAAGCCTAGCAAGGCTCGTATTATGACGTTGCCTACAGGGTGTAAAGATCCTAACGATATGCTACGGCAGAACAAACACAAGCAGTTTACTGAAGCTTGGTGGTCTGCTAAAACGTACACTCCATCTGGAGTTATCAATGTCTCTGAACAACGTGAGAAGTTTCACAACAGAGAAAAGAAAGAGAGCGTACCTTACCCATACGAAGGTCTTAACAAGAAGCTGTATGGTATGAGACAAGGTGAGCTTGTTACTCTTACAGGTGGTACAGGTCTTGGTAAGTCTAGTGTTACGAGAGAGATAGAACATTGGCTAATTAACCAGACTAAAGATAACGTAGGTATCATTGCACTTGAAGAAGACTGGCGCAGAACTATTGATGGTATCTTATCTATCGAAGCTAATGCTAGGTTATATATAGATCAGGTACGAGAAAGATATTCTAAAGAAGAATTAGATAAGCTCTTTGATATTCTATATGATGGACAGAATAAGAATAGAGTATGGGTACATGCTCATTTTGGAGCTAACGAGCTAGACGAAATCTTTTCTAAGATAAGGTTTATGATTATAGGTTGTGGCTGTAAATGGGTAGTAGTAGATCACTTGCACATGCTTGTCAGCGCATCTACTGAAGGAGATGAAAGACGTACCATTGATTCTATTATGACTAAGCTTAGATCTATAGTAGAAGAAACAGGTGCAGGTCTTATTCTTGTATCACACTTGCGCAGAATTGATGGTAACAAAGGACATGAGAACGGTATCGAAGTAAACCTATCTCACCTTAGAGGTAGTCAAAGTATTGCACAGCTTAGTGATTGTGTATTGGCTCTTGAACGTAACCAACAGTCAGACGATCATCAAGAGTCACAGACAACTAAGGTTCGTGTATTAAAGTCTAGATACACAGGTGATGTTGGTATGGCTTGTCATTTATTATATGATAACGAAACAGGTAGACTTAAAGAAGTATCTAACGAAGACTTAGAAGTAGAAAACAACGAAGGATTTTAATATGGATTTAGTATTTGATATAGAAACAGACGATCTTAAAGCAACAAAGATACATTGTATAGTGTGTCAAGATCCTAACTCAGGAGAGATTTTTAAATTTAAACCTAAACAGATTGATGAGGGTGTTAAATTTTTAAGCACTGCTGATAGATTAATAGGACACAATATTGTTGGCTTCGATATTCCTGTAGTTAAAAAATTAACAGGTACTGATCTATCTCATATCGAAACATTAGATACCTTAGTGTTGTCACGACTTCTCAATCCTATTCGAGCAGGTGGTCATAGTCTTGAAGCTTGGGGATACAAGTTAGAATATCCTAAGATTTCTTTTGAAGAGTACAAAAATTATTCTGCAGAAATGTTGAAGTATTGTGTCAGAGATGTGCAGTTAAATACTCTAGTATTCAAGAGCTTACGTTTAGAATCTAAACAGTTTTCTAAGGAAAGTGTATTACTAGAACATGGTGTTGCAAAGATAATGAAGGAGCAAGAAGAGAACGGTTTTAAATTTGACAGTTACTCTGCTGAGATACTGCTCGCTAATCTGAGAGAAAGAAAACAAAAGATAGAAGATGAAGTACACAATACATTTAAACCTAAATGGGTAGATGATAAAGTAGTTACACCTTATGTTAAGAAGGATGGTCAGTTATCCAAACGTGGATTGTCTGATGAAGAGTACGATAACTGTTTGTGGTTTGGTAACACAGATCCTTTCATGCGTAGAAAGTTAGTTGACTTTAATCTTGGCAGTCGTAAACAGATTGGAGAATACTTGATTGACTTTGGTTGGAAGCCAGAAAGATTTACACCTACTGGTCAGCCTATTGTAGATGAAAAAACTTTATCAGAAGTTACACACATACACGAAGCTAGTCTCATTGCAGAGTTTCTTTTGTTACAGAAACGTATAGCACAGGTTGATTCGTGGGTGAAAGCAGTTGAAGAAGATGGTAGAATACATGGCTTTGTTATACCTAATGGTGCTATCACAGGTCGCATGACACATCGTAGTCCAAACACAGCGCAGATTCCTAGCTTACGTCAGCCTTATGGCAAGGAGTGTCGTGCATGTTGGACAGTAGACGAAGGTAATGTCTTACTAGGTATTGATGCGTCAGGTTTAGAACTAAGAATGTTATCTCACTATATGAAAGACGAGGAGTTTACAAATGAAATACTTAACGGAGACATACATACCGCTAATCAAAAGCTTGCAGGACTTAAATCAAGAGATCAGGCAAAGACATTCATCTATGCGCTTATGTACGGAGCAGGAGATGAAAAGCTTGGAAGCGTGGTTGGTGGAAATAAATCAACTGGTAGAAAGTCTAGACAACTGTTCTTTGATAATAAACCATCATTTAAAACTCTTAGAGATAGAGTTACGAGAGCAGCAGCAAGAGGCTTCGTCAAAGGATTAGATGGTAGAAAATTATTTATACGTAACGCACACTCAGCTTTAAATACTTTATTACAAGGAGCAGGTGCGATAGTTATGAAGCAAGCACTTGTTATATTTGATAAGCATTTACGTGAAGCAAACCTAAAGTATAAGTTTGTTGCTAACATCCATGACGAGTGGCAAATGGAAGTACCTAAACAAACAGCAGAACTAATAGGTGCAATGGGTGTTCGATCTATTATAGAAGCAGGACAAGTTTTTAATATGAACTGTCCTTTAGATGGTGAATATCAATATGGAGGGAACTGGAGTGAAACACACTGAAGATTTAACTAAAGATAATTTAATGGATTTAATTGAATTAGATGACTTTGAAAAAATAATTAAAGAAAAAGGAAGAACTTCATATTTTTCTTCTCGCAGATCTAATATAGCTTACTTGCATACTGAAATAAAAAAGAGCATGAAAAAATTACCTGAAAATGTAAGTATAGAAGATCTTCCTACACTAGAAGAAATGATTAACGTACAAAAAAAATTAGCTGCGATAGAATCCTATGACTATGCTACTAATGATAAAATGTGCCAATCTGATCCTGAAAGAAGACATCTTAATAGACTAAAAAAGCTAAAAGAATTTTTATTAACTGGTCAAAAAATTAAATTAGATTATGCAAACGCAGTAGGTTTAATATTAATTAATGATAAATATATTGCTAGTTTAAGCAGTCGTTCATGGCGAGTCAAAGGTAAGAATAAATGGTATTTGTACAGTACTCCTCAACAATTAGTTGATAAATATATTCTAAGGAAAAAAATATGAAACACATTGATCATTGTGATAGTAGAAAAGGAGACATGGCTGAGTTCTACGCAGTAACTTGGTTATGGGATGAAGGTTATGAAGTATTTAAAAACTGTGGATGCACAGGAGAAATAGATTTAATAGCTGTTAAAGATAAAAAAATATCTTATATAGATGTTAAAACAGAACAACCTGACTATAGATATAAAGGCACTACGGAACATCCTTATTGGTATGTTCGCTCTAAAAGAACTTCTTCACAAATTAAAAAAGATGTTAGACTTTTAGGGTTTAATCCTATCACTAGAAAATTAAGGTTTGTAAATCATGGCAAAAAATAAAAAACTAGATACGTTAGTAGAAGATATATACGACAAGCTATCTGTACTATCAGATGGTGAGTCACTAAACATAGACGATAAAACTATTGATGCTTTCGGTGAGTCAATGAAAGAAGTTCTTTCTCATTGGGCTAACCCTAGACCAAGAGATAGTGGTACGTTACGTATGTCTAACATTGGTAAACCTATGCGTCAGCTATGGTATGATATGCGTTCAGAAAGTAAGACAACTGAAAGAATTAAACCTTCTGTCTTTATTAAATTTCTATACGGACATCTACTTGAAGAGGTACTTCTGTTGTTAGTTAAGATAGCAGGACACAAAGTTACCGATGAACAAAAAGAAGTTTCTGTATCTGGTATTAAAGGACACATGGACTGCGTTATTGATGGTGAAGTAGTGGATATTAAGACAGCCTCTAGTTTCGCGTTTAAGAAGTTTTATAATAAAACCCTAGCCGAAGATGATATATTCGGTTATCTCCCTCAGTTGGCAGGCTACGAGGCTGCTATGGGTACAAACAAGGGTGGTTTCTTAGCCATGAACAAAGAGTCAGGTGAAATAGCATTATATAGACCTGATTCTTTCGATAAACCTGACATAAAAAACAAAATAAAAACAGTTAAAAAACTTATAAAGGTAGACACACCACCTGATTTATGTTATAATCCTGTACCAGATGGAGCAGCAGGTAACATGCAGATAGGTAAAGGATGTACTTGGTGTAGACATAAGTTTGAATGTCACTCAGATGCTAACGAAGGTAAAGGATTACGAGTGTTCAAATACTCAAATAGATTTTCTTATTTAACTAGAGTAGTAAAAGAACCTAAAGTATTGGAAGTTACTAAATGAACGGAAGAAAAGCAAAAGCACTAAGAAAACGTAGTAAAGAACTATTAGTAGAATGGTTACGTTCTGTTGTTCCTGAAGGAGAAGATCTTACTAAGATACATACAGGAAACATACACGAGTTTATGCCTGCTGAAACACACATCTATGCTAATCGTAAGTTTTTATTAAGTGCTTATTCTTTACGTTGGTTTTATAAAAAATTAAAACGTAACCCTGATGCAACTTTATACGAGTTACTAAACGAACAGAATGTAAAATCTAGTACTGGTCATTGGGTTATCTAATGGCTAAAAGAAAACCTAGAAAAGTTAGACCAAGAGAAAAGAACGTACCGAAAGGATACGATAGTAAGTGGGAGTACGAATTGCATAAAGGTATATTAAATAACTGGAGTCATCACACTAACAAAGTACCTTATGTAGTAGAGCATACTTACGAACCTGACTTTGAAAAAGATAAAATTATTATAGAAGCAAAGGGTAGGTTCTGGGATCACGCTGAGTATAGTAAGTATTTGTGGATTAGAAAGTCATTACCACATACAATGGAACTTGTGTTTATATTTCAAAAGCCATACGCTCCAATGCCTGCTGCTAAGAAAAGAAAAGACGGAACAAAACGAACACATGCTGAATGGGCTGAAGCAAATAATTTTAAATGGTATACTGAAGATACCTTACCGAAGGAGTGGAAGTAATGATTGATTATAAATTCAACGAACACAATACAATAGAACAAATAAAAAGATACATAGATAAAACATACGAACAACACTATGCTTCTGGCAAACAGCAAGCAACAGAGATGGTTATAGATGCAGGACACGGAGATGGTTTCTGCATGGGTAACATTATAAAATATGCTATAAGGTATGGTAAGAAACCTGACTCTGTTACTGGAGAATATAAAAATCAAGGTGACTTGTTAAAGATTATACACTACGCTATTATAGCTATACACTTATGGACAGAGGATAAAACACATGGTAAGTAGATTATTATATATGATACCTTTTATAGGTATGTCAGTTGGCTGTTACTTTTTATTTAGTAACAACATTGCAGTAGCAGGGGTGTTAGCTTTGCTAGGAATATTACAAGCGAGTATTTGTTTAGGGTTTTTATTTTTACAAATGCTACGAGCAGGAATTGATGGAACATTAGAAGTAGAAGTACAACTATGGGATGCACTTATGCCTGTTGTTTTTCTTTTGATAAGCTTTACTTCTTTTTTATATTTAACACTAAACATTTTACAAGAGATATAACATGACACAAACAAACAACGCAGAGTTACCCACAAACTATCAACAATTTATACATCTTAGTAGATATGCAAGATGGAACGAAGAACATCAACGTAGAGAAACATGGAGTGAAACTGTTTCTAGATATTTTGATTTCTTTGAAAATCTTTTAACTCAGAAACATAACTTAGACATTGTTACGTGGAACGGAACTAGAAAATATTTAGAAGAAGCTGTACTTAACTTAGATGTTATGCCAAGTATGCGAGCATTGATGTCAGCAGGTAAAGCACTAGAGCAAGACAAC